CTTAATTCTGATTTGTTGGTTTATACCTGGTAAGTGTGAGACAAACAAATTGAAATATATGTTGTCACCACTAATCATAAAATCTGCTGAATTGTTCCACATGATAGCTATTGTCGTTCTAAGCAGATTAAAATTAATTAAACACTTCATAAACAGAATGAAAATATTGAAGAAATACATAGACCAAGTTAAAATTTCATTAGAGTTGGAAACAATTGGACTCTCAACGTTTTTTGAACTCACACGATGACACATACATATCATCTCATTGAAACCGCATCCCTTCTTACATAGTTTCGACCTTTGAAATAGTTGAGTTTGTTTAACTAATTTCCTTTGCTTTTCATAATATTTTCCAAATTCCTCATCTAAAAATAGAATTAGATCATCTAACTCCATCCAGACATCATCACCCTCCATAAACTTATTATGTCGTTCATTAGATTCATCAATTCTTTGAGATCTGACTTCCTGATAAACTACACCGAGTTTTTCATCTAATAACGCTCTCTGAACTTGAAATTTATAAAATTTCCCTAATTCTTTAAAACTTAATGCATCATCAAATTCTATTCCCACATTAGAATTATTTTTAGCTCTAATGAGAATATGAAGATTAAATCTACGTCTAGCAGCATCAGGACAATGGTTAATTAAGACTTGACTATGATCCTTACTATTATCACATATAGTGGCGAATACGGGTCTGAAAAATTCAGTTCCTTTCTCCTCCAACTTGGCTTTATCAATAACCTTCACAGCCCCTTGTTTAAGGTTCATAATGTTACCATTTACAGCACTGCCAGGTGCCATTGCGCTTAAAGTATACTTGTCGGCATCGTCAATATTGATAATGAGAGTAGAACTAACAACTGTGTCCATTCTAGCATTTTCTGGACTAACATTCACGACTTGGTCAGGATTAAACTCATAATCTGGACCCATGTCATGCAAATGCCTCCATGCAACTTGGTGAAGGAGTCTGACCCAAGAACTCTTCTGACAATTAGTGCCTGAAACCAATGAAATAGCAAACATAGCCATTGCGGGATTATTAGCGTTATATCGTTGCTTAATAGGTCCAGAGTACAATCTCAATGCTTTAAGGGCACCACGAAGCTGAGATAGTGTAACATTATCTCTGCCCTCCACTGAAATCTGCAGTTCAAGGTCTTTCTCCAATGTATCAAGGTGGCAAATATACCTTTGGGTGTAATCACCACTACCATCTACAAATTTGTTGTCCACATTCCAATCAGTCATATAAGTACTACTAACTGTCTTATCAACTAATAA